AGATAAATAGTATAAGAAGCAACAGTTGAACCAGTAGGAGCAACCAAAGGTGAATATGGGTATAAATTAATAAAACCTAATGATGAATTGTCAACATTAGAAATTGCTGAGCTTATGGGCCAATAATTTTGCGTGGAGGCAAAAGGTATTAATAGCTCAGCACTAGTCTGTGTAGCAAGATCTATCTCAACATGGGGTACAGTAGTACGTTGAGTAAGAGTTGCCATATGCATATTGTTGAATAAAGTTGCTTTAATATTAGAAGTAGTCCTGGTTGTTCCTCCAAGAGGCACCCAACCAAGAATATATCTTCCTTGTTGAAATTTGTTAGCATTAACTACTATTCTAAAACGCATATCAAACCTCATACCAAAATAACCAAAAAGTTTATTTAACCATAAACCTCCAGAGGGACTATTAAAAGCACTTAGGGGCATAGAGAAACTACTAAAAAATGAATAAGTATCAGTGATGTTAAAAGAACCACTAGCAAATACGATCGGTTTCTTGAGGAAGTCCTTGAGAAACTGTTCTGTTAATTGTGTATCATTAGCATACATAAATGTAGGATCTAAATGATCTATTTGTGATTCATCTCTCATCACTATATCAGCATCATCAATAAATTTGGTTGTTTGAAATTCTTTAATCTCAGTTGATAAATTTTGAACTGAAGAATCATCAGGTTTTATAGAAGGATTGGAACCGTTTGAATTTATAGATTGGTTATTAAGTTGGTTCCCTAAATTAATAACTTCATCTTTGGATGTGGAATAATTTGTATTGTCTTGCGTGAATATGGTTAAGACATTGTGAGGTACTAACACACAATGAATATGAGCGCATGTGTTATTTAAAGTCGTACATGCATCGACATTATTTGGAGATTATATACTATATACATATTTACAAAAGAAAGTTTGAATTTACCATTCAAACTCCGAATCTAGCGTTTCTTTCAATGCTAGATTGTAGTCATGGTGAACTGATCCACTAAAGCCCATATTAGGAAAATGGGTTCTAGCTAATTCCATCAACTTAGGATACCAAGAATCATAGACATTCCTACCCTGAAGAGATAATTCTCTCAAAGCAGTAGCTATATTATCCATAGTAATCTGATTAGCTTTAGCTCCTTTCTTTGTAAAATTCAACATTCCAGAAATACTATCCATATTTAATGGGGCAATATATCTACCATGTCTATTATTATAAACCCATCGCCTTTTGAGAAATTCAATTTGACTTAAATCTCTTGAAGGGAAAAGAGCTAGAAGCTTATTTTCTGTAGTATATTTATGTCCAATTTGAGCCATAAGATCGGGTAGAGTCAATTCATTAAACTTATCTATATAATCATGATGAACAGTAAGCGCATGATCATCTCCAAGAGCTATAAAGTATACTTTATCTCTAAATAGAATAATTGCGAATCCAGCATTTATCCAACAAACTCTAATAATGATATTATTGCAAATAGTATTTACCATTGTTGTTATTG